CCAAGAGGGCAAGATATATTGCCCTGTCTTTACACCATTTCTCTGTGGTGTCGAGTAACCACTGGTGTTCGACTGGCGTGTCTTCAAACGACTTGAGCGTTTGGACTGCCAGGTTATACGCTTCCTCCGTGATGTCCTTACGATCCTGGAGGTTAATGATAAGAACCTCCGAAGTCGGGACAGTATCATACGAACTAGCGAAGTTCCAAACTTCTTCATAGATGATACGTTCATGATGGTCTTCAAAGTATTCAGGTTTTACGAAGGGCACCACCTTACGGTAGTACGCTTCGTTGAACAGAAGATTTCTGAGGATCGATAGTTCAATTTTCTCACTCATCTTCTGTGCCATAAAGGAATTCTTTCTGTGCTTGTTTGTCTAGTTCTTGGAGAACTTCAGGGGTGAAATATTGTTCTGGATCTTTGAGGATTGCTTTGGCATAGATTTTCTTTCCATCAATCTCATAACGTCCAGCAACGTTTTTCCACAACCCTGCTCGCTCCCCCATCTCAAGTAGTCCATAGTGTCGCTGTAGTCCTCTCTGGTCAAAGAATAGGCGTGTCTCCACCTTAGATCCCTCACGGGTCAGACGGGACTTCTTCGCCTCACATTTAATAATGTTTCCGACCAGATCGGTTCCTTCCTTTTCTTTCTTCTTGGAAAGAAAAACGATGGTAGAGGCGGAGTATTTAAGACCAACACCTCCTCCCATTTCTTTAGTCGGGACATAAGATCCGATAACATCATAGGTGTGATTGGTAACCAACATTGGAATGTTAGCCTTGCCGAGTTTCAAAGTCAAGACTCGGAAGGCACCCTTAATAAGCTGTGATTTCGTCATGTCACGAACCTGCTTATCGTTTTGGATATCCTCCATCTCCTTGGAAGACGAAAGCATCCCAAGAGAGTCTAACACGAACATCAGTGGTTGACGTTCTTCTTTAGGTTGCTCTAAGTATTTGTCAACAACCCTAATTGCCTGGGTCCTGAACTCCTCAATGGTGTCCACAGGCATGATGATCATACGATCCGAGTCGATACCACGACTCTCGATCATGTCTTTAGAAATGGCAGACTCAGTTTCAAAATAGATGACTCCAGCATCAGGATTAGAATCAAGGAAAGAACGAACCACGCTGAGACAAAAGAAAGTCTTGCCCGTGCCCGATTCTCCTGCCAAGGCAGTAATCTTATTGGAAGGAAAACCTCCGTAAATCGAACCACTAACGAGGGCATTAACCATGTAGCTCCCAGTGTCAATGAAAGATTCAATATCACCAGCAGCAATCCCGTCGCTAACAAATGAAGCATACTCATTCTTGCTGTCCTTAATAACAGTATCTAGGAATCCCATAATTAGAAAAATGATAAGAGTGAAACAGACCGCTCGTAGTCCCAACCGATACATTCTAGCACGTTCTTCAGCGGTTCAAAGAACGACTTCTCAAACTGTTTGTTAAAGTCCACGTACTTCTCAACGTTGAACTCAGGTGGGAGGTTTTGGAAGAACGAGATTACGTTTTCCTGGATGGGGTTGGGGGTCTTAAGGTAGAGAAATTTGATCTTCTCTCCTTCCTGGATAAGAGGGTACTTGTGAGTAAGTTTATTACGGCTAACGTGGTGATTGTACAGTAATGCACCTCGGACATGAATAGGTGTACCCTTTGAATAGATGTCCGAAACAGATTTGTATTTCTTGAGACCATTTACACCTCGGGGGAAAGCAATATTAACACACTCTTCTTTCTTAGTATCCTCTTTGACCTTATCAATATAGTCAATTAGAACATCATTGTCCTCATTGATAATGATGTCATATGCTTTGAGAAGTTTATCTCGGAAGAATGCTGGTGTGGATGATCTAGCGGTTTCCATACCACAGATTTTCATCTTGGGTTCAGCATAGCGTACACCTTCGCTATCCCATACGTTGAGAATGTATCGCTTCTTGGCAGTCCAGATGCCACGGTCAGCGATATTCTCACGCTTCATCTTCATCTTCTGTTCATACGCCGCCACGTATGTCGCAAGTTCTTCATATGAACGTTCGATAAAAGGTTCCAGTTTCTCTTGGCAGATCTTGTCAAGTATCCCCACAATTGCTGCTTTATCGCTAGATTTATTAGCAAAAAATTTACTAACAAGAGGTCCAAGATTAAGATAGATTGAGTCAGTGTCGGATGCAATGACATAATCCTCCTTCTCTGTAGAAAGCAATTTATTTAGGTATTCGTTCATGTGGTTCTGAATCCAACGGATGGACAACTGACCAGACATGGTGATTGCCTCAGCAATCTCTAGACGATAATACCTGAAGTGTTCGTTACCGATGGCACCATAGGCAGAGTTCAGTTGGATCTTACGTGCCATCTGAATGTTGTTACAGCGAGCGATCTCTTTCTTGAGTTCGGTGCTGGGATTCTTCTCATACTCCTGCTTCGCCTTGAGCATACGCTTCTTATAGATGGTACGTTCCTGATAGATCTTGTCCATCAGTTCAGGCAGGAACCCACGCTTATTGGTATCGTAGTACGTACCGTTGGCACACAGAGTCTGACCACACAGATCAAACAGTTCAATCTCCTTGTTCAGTAGACGGTCCACTGTGGCAGTAGGATGTCTGTGATCCTTGAGAGTCTCTGGTGACAGGTTGTACTGCATAATGAGGTGAGGATATAGGGAGTTAAGGTCAAAACTAACAACCCAATCGTAAATCCCAGGAGTAGGCTCTTTAACATAAGCACCTGCATATTTGTTATCCTTTCTACTTTCATGTTTAGGTGGGATCACCAGATTACGTTTACTCAAGTACACATAGATGATGTTGTCCCACATACGTACCTGTGAGTACACATCTTCAAAGTTCACCTTAGCATCATATGCCATGGTGATAGCAAGTTCGATCAACTTCATCTTGTCATCCAGCTGGTCAACCAGGCGAACGTCAATGATGTTGTAGTCAACGAACTTCTTCCAGTTCTTGGTGTAGAACTCTTTGAAGGTATCGTACTCACTGTGATCAAGTTTCTTAGCACCAAGTTCTACCGAACAGATATGATCTAGACGATAGGACTCTTGGTTAGTGTAAGTAAACTTCTTATACAGTTCCAGATAGTCAAGGCAGGAGATACCACTGATGTCATAGGCAATCTGCTTACGACCTTTGATGTAGATCTCACGGTAGAGAATACTCTTCCAAGGTGAGATCATCTTAGATTCTTTCTCCCCAATCACACGTTCGATACGTTTGATGATGTATGGGATATCGAACAGTTGTACGTTCCAACCCGTAATCACATCAGGGAAGTTAGAAATCCAGAAGTGAAGGAATGCCTTCAGTAGACCCACCTCAGTCTTGAACTCAAGGTAGTCCACGTCAGGGTCTGTCGCCTCATAGGGGCGAGAACCAAACACAGTGATACGACCAGTGTGAGAGTCCTTCAGGGAGATCAGCAGAATCTCCTGGTCGGCAGTCTCGATGTCAGGGAAACCATTCTCAGCACCAGTCTCGATGTCAAGCGTGAAGATACGAATCTGATTCATATCAAACTTCATCTCATCCCAAGGATACTCCTCAAGGATGTACTGGTTGTTGTATCGTGTCTGACCATACACAGGAAAGTCTTCCATCTCCTTGTGGGTGTCAACGAACTGACGTGCATCTTTGATCGTACCCTGGAGAACAGGGCGAACACGTTTGCCGTCGAGTGTCTTCCACTCGGAGGGTTTCTCGGTAGGCAAGAACAGTGTCGGGTTGAACTTTACCCGATCACTGAACTGCCGACCATGATCATAACCACGAACCAGGATAGTGTTCCCAGACTGTTGAACACTGGTGTAAAACTTCATTCCGTCTCTTTGTCTTTCAGGTCATAATAAAGTGCTGAGAACATGGCGCTAGGATCACAGATCAAAGTGATGTCGGATGATCTAACGGCAAGTTCTCGGTCGTCGCTGTAAGGGGGAAAGGACACTGCCCCATCCCCAGTCACCTCACAAGGATATTTTAGCACACAGTCGGGGTCACCGAACTCTACACCAGGAATCTCCTCAACCTCTGCTACGAGCCAGTGCCCGTCAAACTTGAGGAGTTTGATCATACTACCTCAGGGTTGACAACAGGTGGGGATGCCATTACGTCCTGTGCTCGATCAATTGGCATGGATGCCATTGCTTCCTGGACTGCCTGCTGCTGGAGCTGCCAGTTAGGACTGTCTTCAGCGCCTGAAGGTGGCATCGGTTCAGCAGTGTCAGTAGGAGCTTCCCTAGAGGATTCAACCTTCGCCATGTATGCTTGAGTCAAACCAGGATCAGGTTGTCCAATGGTGAGGATACCATCGTAAGGAATACGGAAGGAAGTTTCCACAGAATATGGACACCACTTACTGAACTTCACCGAAAGATCTTTCTCTGGATCTTGTTCGTTAGGAGCAGAGAACAATGACAGTTCATAGGGATAGTTCATCACAAGACAAACGCCCTTACGATCTTCGTCTTCACCCTCAAAGACTTCTTGAAGAATAGTAATCAGTTTTTCGCCCGTCTTCAATACTACAATAGACGGATTTAGTTTAGTTGGTTCTTCACTCATGGTTTAATTGCTCCTTTTGATTTTTTAAATTGCTCGAACTCTTCTGGTGTTAGAAGAGGGAAGACTGGTTGATTGATCTCAACATAGCTGGTGTACACGTGAGGTAACGGTTCTGCTATGCTGACAATTTTTTCAAACCCAATACGAAATTCCTTAGTGCCACTGAATGGACTCCAAGGAAAGTAATTGATTTGAGTTTCGTTCTCAGTTTCACCTGGAACCAAAGTCAACGTCATAGGCATCTGAAGGAGAAAACAAAACGGTTCTCCGTCTTGATCCCTCAACTCAGTGAGTTTGGTGATGACTTGTTCCCCAGAAACCAAGTGTACAATATTAATCGAACCCATAATAGAATCTGGTTTCCCATATTATATCAAAAAAACACAGGACCGACAAGCGATCCTGTGCCAATATTTATTCTGTCAGTAGTTGCTTGTTAGACGGTCTCTGTCCAATCTCATATACAGTTTTCTTCTGGTGTTCTGGGATGATCTTCTCCAGCGAAACACGTAACAAACCGTCCACAAAATCTACATCAGTTACTCTTACATCGTCTCCCAGTTGCCATGTTCTAGTAAAAGATCTCTTTGAGACGCCTTTGTGGACATACTCGATCTTAGGATCTTGTCTCGCATGTGTTGTGGCAATTCTGAGAATGTTTGATTCAGTAGATACTTCGATCTCCTCTGGTTTAAAACCTGCCAGAGCGATTTGAACTTCGTAGTTACTGGTGTCATACTTGATTAGGTTGTAGGGAGGATAGTTCTTATCATGTTGAGTCATCGAATCCAATCGATGAAACACATCACTCAGACCTACAGCGTGGGGTAAGTAAATGTCCCAAGTATTTGTCATGGTTGTTCTCCTTTATTTAAGCGAGAGTTTAGTTGAATCGGACCCCGAAGGCATCCAATATTATTTAACCAAGACACAAAAAAACCGCTACGGTAGTAACCGTAACGGTTTGTTCGGATTATACCTCAGTCTTCTTACGACCGATGTTGTATTTACTTTCCAAAGTCCATTCGTCTTTTTCTTTGAAGGCGAGAACTTTAATTTGATTGAGTGGAGCAACGTCAGAAATTTTTTCGCTGTCCACTACAGAAACAAGACCCCAGTCAGAAAGAAGTTGGATGATCCTGTTACGTCTTTGTACATCATTCAGTGAGAGATTTGTGCTCTTGCCATCGAGAGCGAACAACTCTTTGAAGTGAACGATATAATACTTACCTTGCTTGTGAAGGATGTGACACGACTGATATAGTTTCCTTTCTTTCCTGGATGCTACACCAATACGTGTGAGAGTTTCTCTAACCTTGAGGAAGTCGTCAGGTTGTCCCAAGGTAACCTCCACCATATCGGCAGGTTGCCAGGTTACTTCAATTTCTGTACTCATTTCATGCCACCTTTATTCAATGTCTTTCTTATAGAATCAAGTTCCTCTTTCGTGAGAATGTTTAAAGCTTCTAATGCTTTATTATGACTGTAACCATAATATTGCTTTACAAGTTCTAACTCTTCAAGAGTTTCCTTGCGTAACCAGGGAGTGAAACGTTTCCTCGGCTTCAAACTATTTATAAAAAAGTCATACTGTAGTCTTTTATCGAGATGAGGGTTCTTGTTCATCTCGTTAGCATACAGAATAGTGTCGGTAAAAGATGACAGACACTTATTAATAATAAAAGGCGGATACTTTCGCTCCGCCTCCTTGTCATCCTTCAGGATGTTCTTCTTGGATTGATTGATGCTGTACAGGTAGTCTTTGAGTTCCGCCATTCCAGTGTCTGATTACTCCACTAATAATAAAAAGGTTAGTGACCATGTAAGAAACAAATATAAGGGTGCGTATGCCAGCAATAATATCTGCCTCTCGGTCTGTTCGTCCATCTTTCTCACCTAATGCTTTTGCCCAGAGTCTCCACAACTTAGAACTTAGCATTGACTCCGATAACTTTAGCATTAGGGTTACGTGCCAAGGCAACCTGACGTGCTTCTTGGTAGTCACGGGCATAGACTTCCTCGGTGAAGACCTTGCCAGCAACAAAGAGTTTGACTTCACACTTCATAGTTCATAAGGACCAGTTCGGTCCTGCTTGCTTGATCTGTATTATAAGACCCTACGGATCTCATGGTGTAAGTGTGTGCAAATTCTGCTACTGTCCACCCTTCGAACCTTTCCTTGACCAGTTGAGACGAATTGTAAGATACGAGGTGAGGAGCGATGTACCGATCGCTGTCAGCAGCAAAATCATCATGGCTGAACTGCTTGTGCATACTGCCCCTTCTCCCATAAAGGTTAGCTTTAATGTCGTAGGGTGGGTCTGAGTAGACGAATACTCGCTTGGAGTCTGTAAATAACTTTTCATAATGTAGGTTAGTAAATTTCCAGTTGCCAATCAATGCCTGGTAGTCAGTCAGTTTCTCAATTCCATTGAAGGAGAAGTTGGAATCACTCGCTTGTTTGGAGAATGACGAAGACTCAGTAAGACCAGAAAAAGAACACTTGTTAACAATATAGAAACAGACAGCACGCCAAATGTCCTGATTGTATGGAGGAAACTGGACGGTTGTTTGAGATCCTGACAGATAGTCCTTAGCGTCCAAGAAAAGTTGCTTAGCGGAAGTGGGGTCAGGGTGCCTTTGTTTAAGTTGGAGCAGGATGTTCTTAATTTCATGTCCGTGATCCTGGAGTTCTCTCCAAAAATTATAGAGGGGTTCATACAAATCGTTGACCCAGATGTCCAAATGAGGATATCTCTTAGACACTTCAAGTGCTACAGAACCACCACCTAGGAATGGTTCACGATACTCATCGTAATCTTTTAGATCAGGAATGTATTGAAAGAGTTTACTCAGGGCACGACTCTTCCCCCCTGGATACCTGAGGGGAGTCTTCAAGGATTTGATAGTCTGGGGCATTGTACTTCAGGTATTCACGAAAGATGTGCTTCATTTCACGCTCGGTCATTCCACAATGAGCGGCGGCAGCAGGAAGGTTCATTGTAGCACGAAACAAACCATCGTTAGCTTCCGCTACGTTTTCGGGTGTAGTTTTAACTGTCATTTGAATTCACAACTCATCATAATCTCAGTCAGACATGCCAGAAGATTGATCTCTTGG